AGGGGAGAGGGGGAGGAGGCGGAATACCATTCGGATGGTAAGCTTCAGACATTGCTGCCATCCGCTGTCTTTCCAGTTTGGCGATTCGTTCCCGCTCGCGTTTCTCCTTTGCTTCCCGCTCAATCTGCTCCTTAAGGAGGACCTTCTGCTTGTTCATACGAAGCTTAAGTTCCTTCTTTTGACGCGAAACTTCTGCCTGCCGGAGCTCGTTATCGATAGAGCGTTGGCGGGCGTGGGCTGCACGCGCCTCGGCGTACCGTTGCTCAGACCAAGCGGCAACGCGCTCATCTGGGAGAAGTCTGCGCAGATTGCGAAGATGTTCGTCAACCACCTGCTGGCCGACGTTTTGAGGTTTGACCTCCGATGAGTGTTCCATGACCTAGTATGGGATACCTCCGGTCAAGAGCGACTGTTCATCCTGTGACCTAGCACCGTTGCCCGTGCAGTCTGTAGACATTCCGCCCGAACCGAGAACAGAGTAATTCGGTTTCCCTACTGTCATGTTCGCAGACGGACTTAGTACGCAATTGGGCCATCCAGGCCACGAAGCGTTTTGGGCAATGAACACAGAACCCCATGGTTTTTGCATGACCGCACGAATGCGCATATACGTGTTTTCCTTCACATGGCCGCTCCATTTTACGCCGAGAGCTAGGCGTGCCATCTTATTTAGGAAGGGGGATCTTCCACGGCGCCGACAACGGATCCGCCAGGTCAACCAACCGATTCTCCCAGGTCCGCATCTGCCGTTCACGGGAGAGGGACGCCTTTTCAGGGCGCTGACGTCTGGAAACGAGGACTGGACGAAAGTAAGACCGAAGATCGGCCTCCGAAAGGGGTTGCCTCTCTCCGACCGGTTCATCCAGTTCACCATGGCACTCGCATTTGTACGATCTCCGCTCGATCCATTTTTCTTCACCGTGAGTGCACGGAAAGTTCTCATCGAGGAGTTGACCCCAACTGTCGAAGCAGGTCGTACACCGATAACGGAATCTCTGCGTCTCCCAACGGCCAAGATCCGCCGGGCAACGGCGGGACGGTTTAAAACATCCGGGCCCGTTACACTTGCTGGTTCCATGATACCGAACGGAGCCGCAACGGCAAATCGTTGCCAAGACAGGGAGATCAGTGACGAGATGACGGCGAGAAACTCTTTTCTGGAACGACTCGAGTTCAAGATTATCCCGATTTGTCCAGGACTCGACTGGGGCAGCCGTGACCTGATCCCAAGGGTTACCCGAGGGGTTCGGACGGACGACCACATCGATCTTCGGACCAAAAGAGTAGTCAAAGAACGGAGTCTGACGGATGAGCTTCTCGGCGACAGAGAACTGAAACGGGGTGACCGTATCGTGCCAGAGGACTGGCCTCTCTTGGCCAAGGCCACCGAGAGAGACGGGAAGGAACAAATTCCGACCGAACGCTTCCTTTTCGATCTTCTTGGCATGAAGTCGCAAGAAAGTCTGAATCGTCCGGGCCTGACAGAAGAACGGCACTGACTCAAAGAGTGCTGTAATCACCTGAGAAGGCCGGAACTCATCAGACTGAAGCTTTTTCAGGCCGAAGATCAAATGCGAGCGGATCGCAGGGACGCGTTTCCAGATGTCGCCAGAGCGAACGTAATCCTGCGCGTTAATGCAGCAGTAATCCGGACTCTCGTGGCTCTTCCCAGGGGAACGATGGAGCCCGACAGACGATGCGAGTTCCCAAAAGTGTCCCTCTGTCACCGTGTCAGAGTCAGCCAGGCAGTCATCTCCATTAATGATGATCTTGGTGATAGCTTCACGCCACCCAGTCCCAACCCGCCGATAGGCCGCAATCCTCGCAGCCAGATTGACGAGGCAAAGGAGAGGAAACGAAGTCGCCTGTCCCATGAGCTGACCGCACGTCTTGAGACCCCGAAGAACCTCAAAGTCGCAACGGTAGACCTTGTCCTCATAGCGGATCAGAATCGGCTTACGGGGTATTAGATCCTCATCGATTTTAGGGATATGATCCTGATCGAATAACGCGATCCGGCGACCGTGGATGATCACAAAGCTCTCCATCTGTTCGATCCCCTTCTTGGTGACGAAGGTTGTTGCTTCACGAGGAAGTTTAGGATACTCCAACTCCTTATCGGAGTTGTCGTCCATAACAATCTCGGCTCCGCAAAAGCCTAACGTCAATCGGGTAAGGATCCAGTTAGTGAGCTTAGGGTTCAAAAGGTCAGTCGCTGAACGGAAATCGGATGAGGCGGCAAAACGCCCGTGTCCGCAGTCACGAAGTACGCGCATGATATCAAGCGCATCAACCTTACGTGAAAGGCTGGGAAAGCAGGGTAGCTTCCGCATTTCCTCGAAGATGATCTGTTGCCAGAGAGTGGACCACGTAGCACCGGGCGCGGTCCCCTTGGTGACGGTGCGAACCTTGGCAGCGTTTTCCTCGACGGCGGTGACGATTACCCGACGACTATCGCCGGATTCGATATCTTCGAGCGAGCGCTGGATAATGTAAGCATTCCAGGCGGCTTCAGTCCGAGGGTACGAGGCTTTGATCGACCACGAGTAGTTACCAGTCTCGTCCAGGTACGCGCTAGATTCGACCACAGGATCTTCACAGAGTACGTACTGATCAGGAGCAGGACACCCGTCGCGACCGGCAAAATTGATACGTTTTTCACCGTCATGACCCTGGACAATATGATCCAGAGGGACCCTGGCCAGGTCCTCG